CCAAACAGCCCTCAAACTGCCAAGTCTTCCCTGCTTCTCTCATTTTATCCCAGATACTTTCCACACCAAAAGAATTTGGTTCGGTATCTGGTCTAACATCTTCCGTCATTGCCAACCTTGCCCGAAGGTATGGGGGCAAGTTGAAAACTGGTTCGTAGTAGGCTCGCTTGTAGCCAGGCTTCATTAGCGAAAACGCAAAAAGATTGCCTGTTACTTCTGGCCCCGCTCCGGTCATAAAAACGCTTCTCTCACAATATCCACCAGGATTAAACATTTTCTTCACCCAAACTCCTCGCTCTTTCATTCTCCACAAAAACGGCGTATCTTGGGGATTGAGATAATCCGTCTTTTTCATTTCTTTGCCTCCTGAAATAACCTCTCCCATTTCTTCCAATGCAGTTGAATGGTGTAGTTGTTCAAAACATGTTTTCTTGCATTTCTTCCTATCCGCCGACGGAGCTTTTTATCTTCAATAAGCCAACATAGCTTCTCAAACCATTCCTCTTCGTCTTTAGCCAAAAATCCGGTCTCGCCCTCTTTGACTACCTTAAGATATGGCTCCCAGAAAGCGTAAACGCCAGGGATTTTTCTCAGCGAATACTCGTAATACTTGATTGAGCTTTTACTGCGGTTGAAGCCAGACGGGTAGAGCGGAGCAACACCAATGTCAAACGGAATTGACTGCCAAAGCTTCGTCCATTTAGGAAAGTGCCTTGCCCCTGCTAGCGGCATTAGCTTATCCTCTGGTAGGTAGCGGTAAAACTCATCAAAGAATGAGCCCATACAGGCAAAGTGAACATGGGGATACTTGCGCAGAACTCGTCGTAATGCCCAAATGAACGGCGTCTTGAAGATGTCGGCGTAGTGAGTGGCGGAATTACCACACCAAACAGGTTTTCCCATCCTTCGCACATAAAGGGTGTGGTTAGGAACCTCTACACAATAAACCTTTCCCTTATACTTCACTTTTCGTTGATGCTTTTTATACACACAGCTTCTGAGATAGGATATACTACCGTCACTTCTTAAAAAGCACACAATATAGCGTTTATTCTTACCATGAATTGTTCTTCCGTTAATTATTCCGCCTCTCTTTGGTTTCTCTTCATACACATTAGCCGACCACCCAATTTTCAAAGCAATCTCGACAAGGTCATCGGCTAGTCGCTTTGAAATAGTCGTTGCCCTAATTCTTCCACTCTTCTCTATATGACCATCTCCTTTTAAATACCACTCTAGAAGGATTTTTAGTTTCTCTGCCGGCAAATCTTTTATCTCATTTGGAATATACTTGTCTTTAGCACCACCGAACCGCAAAAGATAGTTCCACAATCTAGCGTCAAAGACCCGTAGTTGTTGCTTTCTATCTATCGTTGGTCTAAATCCATATTTTTTCAGAATTGTAGCAAGCTCTTTAATTTCTTTGATGTCCTTCTTTTGAACAACACCAACCTGCTTAATCCAATGCTTGTTACTTTTGGATTTCGTAGTCCACCCCTCTGCCAGCCAGAAACCAAAAAACTTTAGCCAATCTTCCATTTTAATCTTTATGGCTGGCAAAACAAACTTTTTCTTAATCGGCTTGTTTTCTGGGTAGTAACCGTTAAGCGCTCTTCTTCTAAATCCATATTCTGGGAGAATAAAAACACTCTGGTCTTTGCCTATCCATTTGGCATCTTTCTTTAGTTGAAATCTTTTACCAAAAATGTCTTCTGCCCGAACCAAACTATATTCGTCTCTCTCTCGCTGGCGGACATACATATTGTGATTTGGGGTAATTCGCAAATTAAACTGTCTGCCGGCAATTTCGATTAGTTCTCCATCATAGTCATACTCAAAATAGTTTGTCGGCTTTTGGAATTCTAGAAAGCCATTTGAAGACAGAGTAGCCACTTCGTCATCAGGGGATAGTTCTTTAAACAACTTAAAACCGCTCTTTGTAAGAACTTCTGTTTTATCATCATAGCACCCCTGATAGCCAATTATCACCCTGTCGCCATTATCAGGAACTTTTTTCTCGTTATAGACATAGGTTTCTGGGTCAATGAAATTTGGCAAAACTACAATCGGTTTGTTAGGTCTTAACGGCTGATAGGTTTGTTTAAGATGCTCTGTTGAAACGGTCAGAATATCAACATCAGATATTATCCTTATCGCAGTTTGAAATGGTTTACTGTTAGGGTGATACCGTAATCTGGCGGGGTTCATCTCGTCAATATCAAGCAGGTTATCATCAACATCCATAATGTGGCGACAGCCATACAGGTCACAAGTTGCCCTGATGTAAGCGTAGGTTTTCGGGTCATCAAGATACGAGGTGTAGATGATGTCAAAATCTTTTCCTGCCTCTTCAAAACTCAACCCTTCTTCATAACCTTCTACCAGCTTGTTGACAAAAACAACTCTATGTCCGTGCTTTTTAAGTTGTGTTAAGGGGTTTTTAATTCTCCACCAATCAACAGCGGCTAATCTTGCCTTGCCATCAGCAGATTTATAGTGAGTAAGAACACCAACGATTTTTAACTTATCGCCAGTATTTTTCATTTGGGAAATACCTTTTGATAATCGCTCTAATTTTCTCTGCTTCGTTAAGGTCTCCTCGTCTTACCGCCCCAATTAACTTTTTTCTGGCGTCTTCAAGAGCAGAATCTTTGGCTTGACGGTAAACTCTTTCCAAAAGTTTGCGGCGGTTTTTAGAGCCACACCTTTTCCCCGCTTCTCCAGCGATTTTTTCAAGGTCTTCTTCTCGTGTTGTTTTGTATTTGATAAACATCTTTGCAATGCCTTGCAAACTAGAGCGGAATTAGGGGCGGGAGGCTAACCCCGCCCCGCTCTTATTCATTAACTCTGTCCAGTTGCTCCAGCCTTGATTTCCACAATCCAGTCAGATACTAGCTGTTTGGGAGCGAATGTCATCGCCCAACCAACTGTGTAGTATCTGTCTAGAGGGTTGCTGGTGTCTTGAGGACCAGGAGTCTTGACGTAGATTTTCTTCTCGTCTCCCTCCAGGTCAGTTACACCAAAAGCGTTCTTCCCGTGGATGAAGGTGGACCACAAGTCGGCATTGGAATTTCCAGCATTGGCGTATTCCTTACCATTTGTGGACTCTAAGAACCGAACACCGTGGAGCTCACCAATTTCTCCGGTGTAAAGGTCTTTTACATCGGAGTAAGTCTTGGCGTTGACCCAAACGCTATCTCCCATTAAGTCGTAGGAAGAATAGACGTTGGTCTTTCCGAGGAAGAAGCCGTCATCATACCTCTGAGCTTTATTAGCTTTCAAGGTGCGAACGGCTTTTCTAATCTCATCGGCGCTCAAGGTGTCGGTAATAGCCACATCGGTCAAAGCGGTTTTACCGCCAGCAAGCTGGGCTGTTCCACCGACAAGGGCGTGGTCCCTAACCAACTGGTCTCGGCTTTCTCCAGCGTTCTGTCCGAACAGCTCAACAGCTGCTTTCATCTTGGGGTCAACCGCTGTCAATGAAAGCAGTTTTGAGATTTGGGTGTAGTTCCCAAACTCAGAGACTGTTACGGACACGTTGGAAGCGACCAAAGAGACCGGGTTAGGATTGCTTCCTTCGGTCAAAGCCGAGGAAACAATAGCGAGCGGTGTATAACGAGTGAAATACACCACTTTACCTTCACCTTGGGGTAAAGGTCGCTTTTGTGCCCCTTCTTCGTGGACTAACCAATGCTTAGCAACATCAATGAACAGCCTATCGTAATAGGTCTGCATAAGAGCGCTAAGATTGGTTGTCTTTGAAGTGGTTGCCATTTATCTTTCACCTCCTTTTAATAACCATAACCAACTTTCGGCAAGAGCTTCTCGGCTTCTTCTGCCGTAATTTCCCCTTTTCTCAAGGCTTCAGCTATCTCTTCTTCCGTTGATAGCTTCTTTTTGGGGGAAGCCGTTGGCGAAACTGCTGCCTCGGCCATATTTTTGGCCATTTTGGCAGTCGTTTCCGCCTGCCCCTTTGTTTTCGCCTTTTCTCTAGCCACCTTGATAACTTCCCAAAGTTCTGATGGCTTTTTTCGTGGCAAAAACTGCCCATTCTCGTCAGAGTTGACCTCGGTTACCAATTCAGCAAATTTTTTGTCAAGGTCTTTATCGTATTCCGGCGAATCAGGATTCAGCTCTGGCACCTCCCTAGAGAGCTTTTCCAGCTCGCCAGAGAACTCGTTGATTGCCTGCCTCAGCTGCTCCTGTCGGCGATATTGTTCCAGCGTTTGCCTTGCTTTAAGCTCGGCAATTGCCGCTGCTCGCCGATTGAGTTCAGCCTGAAGCTGGTCTATGGAGACCTCCGCACCAGGCTGCAAGACAGACTCTTGCTGCCAAGGCGGTTGCCCAGTAATCCCGAGTATTTCGCTAACCGCGTCGGCTTGTGGCTGTTGCTGCTGCTGTGCCACCTTTCCAGAAGCCTCGGTCTGAGCCGTGGCCTCCTTTAACTTTTCAACGAGCTGCCTGATTCGGCGCTCTGCCCGAGTGGGCTTTTTCTTTCCTCCCTCCTCTTTGGCTACGGTCTTGGACTCCTCTAAGGTGGCCGCCTCTTTGGACTCCTCAACCACCGCCTCCGATTCCGGAGTCGCTTTTGGTTCTGGAGCTTCTGCTCCTTCCCCTTCGGCTGGCGAGGCCGCGTTGGCATCTTCCCCAACGCTGAGGACTTTTTCGTCCTCTACTACCGGCTGTTGT